AACGTCAGTACATGGGTGAATCTGCCGCATTCATGAAACAGCTGGACGCATGGATAGCGTCGGAGATTGACAAACGATTCTCAAATATTTAATCAATATAGTTATGATTTGGACAGACTGTTACAAAGAACTGGTTGAAATAATACGGAGCAAAGACGGGTTCCTGGCATCTATTCCGGATGAGTATTCCGAGCTAAGGGAAAGGATGGAAAACACACCGGAGATTGAACACATCGACATGTGGCATGAACAGGTCAGTTTTCTCGATGAAGAACATCCCTTTTCGTCCCCGGCTGTATTCATTGAATTTAATACGCTGGGCATCGAGGACGAAGGGTTGCTCGTTCAGCGGCTTCACACACAGATTGATTTCCGGCTGTTTTACGAAACCTTTTCCGATACCTGTGAAGGTGCGGAAATGCAGGAAGAGGCGTTGTCATTCCTTGATCTGTTGACTTTACTGGGGATGATGTTACACGGAAAATCGGGGAAGAACTTCGGCACGCTCCGACGCACCCATGTCGGACGGGAAGAGTCGGGAGGTGCGGGAAACATGTACCGGATCAGCTTTGAATGTGAAATCATGGATTACACCACAATGGAACTTGCAAGCCATGCCGACATGAAAGACCGTGAAATGAAAATTAGCAATGGGGACTTACCGGAGAAAACGGAAGACGAAGAACCGCTGTATCATCTATGATGCAACGATTAAAAACCAAGACTAAGTTGATTTGTATCGTTCTTTTTTGAATCGGGCTTTTTGCCCTCTTTTAATTGCTCGTAATATGATAAATTCTCTGATATATAAAAAATCCGTTTGTAGATGTAGTTCTGATCAAGAAAGAACAGGTCATGACTCATACGCAAAAGAACATCCTCCAAACGGATGCGCTTTTTATCATAGAGATGATAGAACGTTTCTACCATCTTCCGGTCACGTATTTTGGTCATTTCAGGATTCCGCATAAGAAAGCATTATTATAGCGCAAATATACGGATTTCCAGTGATTTGTCAAAATTGAATATAAGCCTGCGGGGGAAAAGGCTATAAAAAGCCCCCAGCCTGTTAGTAAAGACGCCAATCACATACTAACAAAATGCGAGCAGAAGCACACACCGGGGCAAAGACCCTTGCTGCGTCTACTCGCATTTTTGCTTTATGTGATTGGCATTGCAAAGATAATCAAATTTGTATTATGAAAGTCATAGAGATATTAAACTTTAATCGGGAGCTCTTGAAAAAAATACAGGATGCCGGAATACGGCTTGAAGATTGTCGCTATATCGATCTGTATGCGGATTATATGAAACTGTTAGGACATGGTGAGAAAGTGTCTTATATAGTCGCGGCATTATCTGACAAGTACCTTGTCAGTGAGAGAAAGGTATATAGTCTTATCAAGCGTTTCCAAAGTGACTGCAAAACGTTTGCAGTGTAAACAACTTCATGTATCGTGCTGGATTGACAGCCGCGGAGTACTTTTGTCCCGAACTCAAAATTATTAGTTATGGGAAAATATACGTATAAACCGCAATATGGCGTTATCGTCATTTGCACAGATGAAAAAGAACAGCAGGCTATTTATGAACGCCTGAAAGCTGAAGGTTTAACTTTAAAGGTAGTAAGTGTATGAGAGTAGAAGTACGACACCATTGCAGCGATTTTGACAGCTATCGCGCTGCAAGGGTAAAAAGCCTTTTCAATGCGGAAAATGGCTGTGACTGGGGAAAGGTGGCTGAATTGCCCATCGAGGGCAAGGAATGGCAAATAGGTTTGATTGTCGGACCTTCAGGAAGTGGAAAAACCAGTATCGGAAGCAAAATCTTTAACGAGCCGATTTATGACCTTTATTCCGGTTGGGACAGCAATAAACCTATTATTGACTGCATCGCTCCGGACGGGGATTTTAATATGGTCACCGGAATGCTTTCGGCTGTAGGTTTGGGGGATGTTCCGGCATGGCTACGCCCCTTCAATGTGCTGTCGAACGGTGAGAAATTTCGCGCTGGTTTAGCCCGTTTGGCTTGCGAACGTCCGGAGCATGCCGTCGTTGATGAATTTACGTCCGTGATTGACCGTCAGATCGCGAAAGTGGGTGCGGCAGCATTCTCTAAAACTTGGAGACGTGGCAAAGGTAAGATTGTCCTTCTATCCTGTCATTATGATATTATTGAATGGTTGCAGCCGGATTGGGTGTACGATACTGCGGAGGCACGCTTTTACGAGCGTGACTGTCTTCGGCAACGTCCAAAACTCGAGCTTCAAATTTATAAGGTCAGGGGAACTGTATTCCCAAGACTGTTTAAACAGCATTATTATTTAGACTTGCCATTGCCCGTTGCTGCGGAATATTTCGTGGGTTTCATTGGGAACGAGCCCGTATGCCATTTGGCAGTAGCCCCCCTTTTCACAGCTGGAGCGTATCGCTCGACGCGTTTGGTAGTCATGCCGGAATGGCAAGGCATCGGAGTTGGCACTAAATTTTTAGCTGCAGTATGCGAATATCATCTGAAGGGGAACGGACGTTGTGGGAAAAAACTACCTGTATTTTTCCATACTTCACATCCCCAGTTATGCGGAGCTTTACGGCACTCAAAGAAATGGGTACAAACAGGAGCCAGCCTTTATGGTTCGAATAAGGCGAGAAGCGCAAGTTCGATGGCAAAGTCCATGCAGAAAAAGGGAAAGTCTGATAAATGTTCTACCGGATACGGAGGTCATTTCAGGGCAGTACAGGCATTTAAATATATTGGGGAATATGATCATCAAGATATTAGGAAATAAGGACTCACAGGCTTACAAAATAGCGGAAGCCTGTGTACGCGATAAAGGTCACCGTGTTTGGAACGAAAACACCGGAGTGTATGATCTAGCCATTGCCCCGCTTCTGACGGAAAAGGTGTCGGTGGAATTGCTGAAAGAACCGCTTTACGGGACATTGATATTTCACCCGTCACCACTGCCGTATGGACGTGGAGCGTCTTCAATCAAATGGGCTTACAAACGGCAAGAGCCAATCACTGCCGCCACATGGTTTTGGGCGGATAACGGACTCGACACGGGTGATATATGCGAACAGGAAATAATCAAAATAGACTATTCAGCCCGCCCGCGTGATTTTTACGAGCGTGATGTTCTGCCCGCTATGGAAAGGACGCTGGTACGTTGCTTGGATAACATTCAAATGGGGTATATACGAAAAATACCACAAGTGGAAAATTACTCAAGCTATGATAAACGGCTTTAAATGCTTTTTAAGGATATAAAAAACGTGCAGGAAAGTATTCTGCCTGCACGTTTCCTATAGTTCTTCTTTTACTAAAGTTATGATTTTATTTCTTTTTCCATTAACCTTAAAATCCTTTTGAACTCATTACGACTCATATTGGTAGGTACAAAAGATTCTTTAACCTGTTCAAACGGACGAAGAGAATGATTTAATGTCGCTTGGGCTTCTTCCCTTGCTTTTTGGGCACACATTTCAATATATTCTTCATCTGTCATATTATAATCAGTAACGGTATCTATCACTGTTGAGAATCGGCATAAAAGCCCATTTTTTTGTCTCGCTATAAAGCCCATATCTAGTCTGTTATTAGTTATACACAAATACTTTTAAACTCCGATTGAGAAATCTTTCCCTTCTCTTTGATTACTCCAAAGAAAGCAGTAGCCGGACAAACATATGCGTCTGTCGTTGTAAGACAAACGCCATCAGAAGGGAAGTATTCACAACCTATATCGTTATCCCAATCTATATACTTTTGAGCTTCTATCGCTACTTTATCGCAATATTGCCTATATGAGATGTACGAGCTTCCGACTTCGTTTATCAATCTCTTTATATTCATTACTATCTTGTTTTGAGCCTAATTAGGCTACATCGTTAATACTAATTTCTCCTTTCAAAACTCGTTCTACCTGTCTATCGATTATCTCCTGAAACTCTATCTGACAGATAAGAGAGCAATCCGGTATAATTTCTGCCACTGGGTCGCCCCGCCACGTTGGCAGTTCGTCAAGGAAGATACGCCCGTCTTTATCCTTTAGGCATGTTGCTCCAACATCACGTTCAATCTGTGCTATCTCATCGAATACATCCGGGAAATCTTTTCGTATCTTGTTCCAATACCCCATACCACCTTTCACGCAACCGATACAGTTATTATTGTTATAACCCATCTTGTACATGGTGGGGATTTCAATCCCGGCTTTCCAAAGCATCCCCATAGCATCCGGTTTCGTAATCTGCTTTTCAATAAGCGGGAACAGTGGTTTTGTGTCTGGGTATTGCTGTTTTAGCCGGATAGCCCGGTTAATCTCTTTCGGGTCGTAATCGAATCCCCAAACTTGCCCGTCCCAGTGGCAGAAATTTTTTTCCAACTTATACCGGACTTTCTTTTTCAATTCAAGAGTACAAGCTGCTCCATGTGCCCCATTTATAAAACCTTTCCGTAGGACATCAGCTACGCAAGTGTATTTGCCGCTTCGGATAGTGTGGATAGGTTGCCCGTACCACTTCTCACAATCTGCAAGGAATCGGGGATTATCAGAATGCCCGGAGCCCGTTTCAATATAGTAAATATGTACATCATCATACAGACTAAGTGCAATCTTACAAGCGACTGCGGATGTTACACCACATGAGAACCATGATATTATCATATTTTTTATATCTTTACAGGGCAATATTGCCCAAAATCTTAATAACTTTATTTATGCACCTTTACGAAATCTCTTTTAGAGCCGGAGGAGAAAGCTA